GTAGCATTAAGTAAACTTATTCTTAAAGAAGATTATGCAAGAAAGGTTTTACCATTTGTAAAACCAGAATACTTTGATGTCTTTACTAACCGTGTCCTCTTCGATACGCTTAGTGAATACATTACGAAGTTTGATACTACACCTGAGCCTAATGCTCTAAAGATTGAGATAGAAAAAAGAAAAGATATTACTGATGAAATCTATCAAGACATAGAAAAGTTTTTAGATAACTTAGACAGAGACCATTACAATGATGAATGGTTAGTTGACACGACTGAGAAATGGTGTAAGGAGCGTGCTATATACATTGCACTAATGGAGTCCGTTAAGATTGCTGACGGACAAGATAAAACACGTACGAAAGATGCTATACCTAGCATAATGTCCGACGCACTGGGTGTGTGCTTTGATGAATCCGTTGGACACGATTACATTTCAGACTCTGATGACAGATACGATTTCTACCATAGAAAAGAAGAAAAAGTCCCATTTGATTTGGACTACCTTAACAAAATTACAAAAGGCGGGTTACCTAATAAGACTCTCAACATCGCTCTTGCTGGTACAGGTGTCGGGAAGTCTTTATTCATGTGCCATGTCGCTAGTTCCTGCCTCCTACAAGGGCGCAACGTTCTCTACATTACATGTGAAATGGCAGAGGAGAAGATTGCTGAGCGAATTGATGCCAACCTCCTCGATATCCCCATCCAACAACTCCAAGACCCCTTGCTGACAAAGCAGAAGTATCGTGCTAAGATGGATGTGTTGAAGAAGAAGACACAGGGTAAACTTGTTATTAAAGAATACCCTACAGCATCTGCACATGTAGGTCACTTCAAGGCACTCTTGAATGAGTTGTCATTGAAGAAAGGATTTCATCCTGAGATTATATTTGTAGACTATCTAAACATATGTGCTAGTAGTAGATACAAGGGCACGATTGTAAACTCATACACATATGTAAAAGCAATAGCAGAAGAGTTACGTGGACTAGCAGGAGAATATAACGTGCCTATCCTGTCTGCTACACAGACTACTAGGTCTGGTTATGGTAACTCTGACGTAGAGATTACTGATACCAGTGAATCATTTGGTCTTCCTGCAACTGCCGACTTGATGATTGCACTTATATCTACAGAAGATATGGAGGGACTCAATCAAATTATGGTCAAGCAGTTGAAGAATAGATATAATGACCCCACTGTATACAAAAGATTTGTGTTGGGTATTGACAGACAGAAGATGAGGTTGTATGATTGTGAGCAGGGTGCTCAAGATGACATCATTGATGCAGGAGATACTCCCAAATCATTTACCGATACTAAAAAATCATTTGAAGGATTTAAAATTTAATGGCTGAATTTACTAACCAATTTGACCCTAAGAAGGGTGACCAAGATGCTGCTGCTGAGCGTATCAATAGTGCTGCTCGTGATAAAGTAGATGAAGCACAAGAAAAGGTAAAACAAACTGAGCAAGATACTGTCAAGACACCCGAAGATATGGGTAAGAAGATGGGTAGTGCACCTCAGTCTAAGAAGAAACTAGATAAGAAACTTGAGGAAAGAGAGAAAGCAGAGAAAGAAGGTAAACAAAAGTTTGAAGTAGACTTAGATAAGTATACTGAGTTTGTAGATAGAGTTACATCAAACCCAAGTAAAGATTTCAGTGCATTGATGGATAGATATGCTGAGTTAAAATCACAGGGTTGTAACATCCAACGTCTAGACACTGCTGCATCAGGTATGTCTGCAGAAGCGGGTGAGTTTATGGAGATTGTAAAGAAACTTAAGTTTCAAGGAAAAGATTTCAATGCAGCAAACAAAGAGCACTTGACTAAAGAGTTAGGTGACATCATGTGGTATGTTGCACAAGCATGTCTAGCACTAGATGTAAGATTTGATGAGGTAATTTATATTAATACACTTAAACTAGCAGCAAGATACCCAGGTGAAATGTTTCAGACACACTACTCAGAGAATCGTCAGCCAGGTGACATCTAATGAAACTAACTCAAGAAGTGATTGACCAGATTCAAGAAGCAATGCTTCACACCAAGAAGAATGGTGATACTAACTGGCAAGATGGTGATGAGATTGATGTCTGTCTAGCAGGCACGTTTGCTGCTGATAGATTTATTGTCATTCACAATAGAACTAAGAGTAGCACATCTAAGCATAACTTTATTAAATGAAGTATATTATCCCTTCTAATTTAGGATGGATAGAAGATAAGTTACGTCCAGAGGAGATAAAACTTCTCTGGAATTATATTCTTGAAGCAAATATAAATGCCAAACCTAATTTGGTAGGGCATCTACATGAGAGTTTATATTTAAAGGATAAAAAGAATCAGTTTTTTGACAGGACACTAATACAATATTGTAGTCACTACTCATTTAAGTTTGGTAATCAAGGAGATAAGATACCTACCACAGGACAGCATCAGATGTGCTTAGAAAGTTTCTGGGTTAATAGAATGAGAAAGCATGACTTCAATCCTTTCCATAATCATTTTGGTGTTTACAGTTTTGTTATATGGTTAGACATACCTACAGATTATAAAGAGCAGTATCAAACTACTGAAGCAAATGATGGTGGGTCTGCATCTAACTTTGAGTTTATGTTTACAGATATGCTAGGAAGTATAACAACATATAAGTATCAACTAGATGAAGAAGCAAACGGCACTATACTATTCTTCCCATCTAAACTTATGCATGGTGTGTATCCATTCTACAACTGTGACGATGAAAGAATATCTATCTCTGGTAATATAGCGATAAAGACAGACTAAATACTTGCATGGCATTGAAAATAGATACCGAGCCTCTCTTAGATGGGGAAGGTGCAGGTGCTGCTGAGCTAGGTAAAACCAACGCAGGTTTCTTATATGAGATTAACTTGATTAAATCTCTAAGGAATCAAGGATTTGATGTGTCTGACCCTGCGGGTGCTGACTCAGCGAAAGCTGACCTTGAGTTAACAAAGGGTACTAATATAGTAAAGTTTGAATTGAAAGAGAAATTATCTGCTGACTTTGCTCAAATGAATTTTGATTTTGATACTACTCGTAAAGAATTTTATATTGATAAGACTAAGGCATCAGCGAAGAAAGAAGCAGCACAGACTATGATAGGTATCGCTGAGTCATTTGGTATTATTAGAGAAGCAAATGCTCACTGGAAACCTAAAAAGAATATGCCTGCTAAGTTTCTCCTTTCATCTGGTGCAACTTTTGCAGAGAGAGATAAGTCAAGGAAACTAGACTTAAAAAGATTTCCAGACAAGTTTCTAGGACAAGGATACGGACCTGCTAGAGAAGTTGAAAAGTATTATAATTCAAAAGATACTTATTATATACAGATAAAAGGAAAGGGTCTATATTATATGGGTAAAGACCCTGAGAAATATGGATGCCCTCGTTTCTCCGACTCTTGTGCTGACAGTAGTATTAGAATTCGTATCAAAACTAACTCAGCATCTAAAGGTCGATGGTCATTTCTGATGGCACTTAAGATTAGTAGACTCAGACCTAGTAATATGAATATGGATGGCGACACTGCCTTCTTATCCAATTAAAGAAGTGTCCACTCCCCTACCCATTCACCTCAAAGTATAGTATAATATAGTCATGGCTAAGAATACTCACCTAGAGCATCTAGAAGACGACATATTTAACAACGGTTATAACGGTGCTACTAACAGCATTAATTTTTTAGTAGGACTACGAGACATGCTTACTACTGGTAAGGGTGGTAACAATACAAAGGTTACAGTTAAGTGGGACGGTGCTCCTGCTATAGTCTGTGGTAAAGACCCTGAGACAGGAGAGTTTTTTGTAGGTAACAAGTCTGTATTTAATAAGTCAACACCTAAGATTTGTTATACAGATGGGTTTATAGATGAGCATTACCCTGATAGCGGTCTTAACAAAGTGCTTAAGAGGTGTCTAAAGCATCTAATGAGACTACCTATAGATGGTGTGATACAAGGAGACTTACTCTATGAGCAGAGACCTCCTATTGTTACTATGAAAGGTAAGAGATGTTATATGTTTAAACCAAATACTATATCATATTGTATAGAGGTAGACTCAGACTTGGGTAGACAGATATCAATGAGTGAGATAGGTATTGTATTTCACACTAGATATACTGGGTCAAGTATAGGTGCAATGTCAGCAGGGTTTGGTGTCAATGTCAAACCACTACAGGGTGTAGACAGCGTAGCAGTATTCTCCTCAGAGTTTACTAATGTAAATGGTATGGCAAACCTATCTCCTGCAGAGTTGTCAAAGATAAATCTAACCATAGCATCTGCCAAACGTAACCTAAGCGGAGGACGTAAGTTTCTACAGACCATAAGTAAAGAGACAGGTTCGTTTGCTTACAATGCATTGTTTAAGATGTATTTCAACCAAGTAATACGGACTGGTGTGATACCAACTAACTCTTCTGCTATGGCACAGGGGTATATTTCCTTTGTAAATGCACGTTTTAAGCAGGAAATTGCTAAGAAAAAAACTGAAAAAGCACAGAAACAATGGCAAGAAAAAAGTGATAAGGCTCTTGCTTATCTAAATAGTAATAAGTCTGTCATGTATTCCGCACTTAGTGGATTCAAAGACCTTATGAATGCTAAACAGCAAATCATAAATAAACTGAAGAAGATAGAAGGTGTAGGCACTTTCTTAGAAGACGAAACTGGTTACAAAGTGACCAGTCCAGAAGGTTTTGTTGCTATCAAAGATGGCACAGCACTTAAACTGGTAGATAGATTAGAATTTTCTAGAGCAAACTTCACTGTAGCTAAAGATTGGGGTAAATGAAATTTTTAGAATTTATAACTGAGGCAGCAAAGTCTGTCCAAAATAATCAAAAGAAACCCACAACATCATCAAAGGGTAGGCAGACTGCTGCAAATAATCAAGAGGATAAGCATGTTGCTATCACTT